CGGACCTATGTACACTTGGCTGAATATTTAATGAGGCCAGTATCAAGTGTCGGTCGTGCCGTATAACGCCCCAATTTGTGAGACGATGCTGGATCGGATTCTCTCGTTGAAATCCTTACCAGTAGTTAGTAAGACCTTGGCCTTATCGCTCCCGACGAAGTCGGGGTCCATCAACCAAGCGGTCGATGGGTTGCGCAAATTGTGCCCATCATAGACGTCCGAGTAATGCTCGTAAAAGTACCTTTCACCCATTGGAGCAAAAGACAATATGAACGACTTGTCGAGTGCAGTTTTGCCCTCAAACATATCTTCGATTCGAATTTGATTTTCGACGGATATATGGAAAAGATCTTCCATTAGCAAACGGGAGTCAATACTGATACTCAAGTCGATTTTGCTCAAGAAACGGTCGTTGGAAACGTCCATCTCAGGTTCAAAACCGTGAAACACCATATTCTCGGCCCATCTCTCGCGTAACCACGATCCCATAAAACTCTCATTCCACTTTTTCAGACTCACCCCGCGCGTGCGGTGTAAGATCATCCTTGCGTAAGAGGTCACAATAGGACCCGGTTTCTCCATCAACAAACTCATCGCCCGGGCACGGGCCATAGACGCGCGCGTTGATTTGCGCGTCATGAGGTATTGCATAGGCAACCATTGTAATGTGCCAAGCACACGCCAAGGATTGGATATGTTTTTATAATCGGATGAGTAAACGTTCCCACAGAACGACCCGATTGAGATTCGATCAACAATCTCCAACTTCAGATCAGCACCACACTCACGAACACACTTCATACCCTCATCAAGTGAGTATAACTTATGTTCGAGCATAGCGCCGTCGTCTCCCTCAAAGAAACCGACCAGCTCTGTCCAGTCAATGCCTTGTTCATCATAAGAGAACAAAAATATAACCAGATTATATAAGCAATTGACCAGTGATGTGATCATCTCACCACTCATCGTTCGCCCCCAGATTGTGGCCTCAAAGTCGTCAAATTTAATTTTATTCTCCCCAACAATCCACTTGTCGAATAGACGCATGAATATTTCGCCCATGGGCAAACTTGAGACCATGTATTTGAAAAATGGTCTAGTGAGCACATGCTGGATAATCAGCCTGTGACACGCTTCAAATGTTGAGAAGTCAGTCATGAGCACGCGCAAACCCGGTTTGTTAAGCCTCTCGTCTAGGACTCGCGGTCTTGTAATGACCGGGTGCGGTTTGATAAAATATTTGCTAAGCAAACTGTTGTAGAATAACACGTGCTCAATCTGTTTGCAAATTGGTCCAAGCGCCATCTTGGCAAAATTGGACCTGGCATAAATGCCTCGGGCAAGTGGAATCTTGACTCCTGACGAAACCGGTTTCCCAGCCTCTTCCTTCTTGAATCCACCCACCTTCCCGCGGCGGTCCTGACCGCCACGCAGTTCAACCTCGACGTCTTCATTCAACGCCAATAATTCATCCTTGAATTTGGTTGTGTAATTAGTATGTTCCAACCACCAACCAAGCGACACGTCTGTGTCGCTGGCCAATGGTTTGATGATTAGTGGTAGTATTTTAGCCCAAAATTTCGCCAATTTAGCTACCCTCTGGTACGAAATCTGCGGTGTTAAGCGCAGCGCTCGACCACTCACCCCCGCCAATATAGTGACCGGATCACTGTTTAGTACAGCCGACGCAAAGCCAGGTGTTACGTTATCGTCGAATGCGGCAACCCTCATGATGGGCCTAGTGCCAACGCGCTTAGCGTTTCTCCGATAGTAGCATAACTTACTGTGTGTTGCATTGTCGGCCAGATCTAACTCCGTGAACCCGTTTTCGTTCCTCCTAAACACATCCTTAGTGAATCTGAACGAAAAAGCATCACCATACACGGCGCCGCGTAGGACTAAACGGCCATGTGCCTGGCCGGCTCCTTCAGAGCCGGCAGGTACATCACCGTGTCCAGACGGGGGCTGAGAAAATTCCCAGCGGCCTGGCGAGCAGCGATAACCATCATGTAAGATACCAACAATGTGTCGGCATGAACATTTGATGAGCTGACAGTAGCCTCAGCACCACCCAGGTTAGTGTTTGTGCTGGTGTGGATCAGCCTTTCGAGCCTCTCGTACACCATAGCGTTGTCGGCAGAGGTTGCATGGAACTTTGGTATTGTCATGTCCATGACCGTGGCGTACGAGAAAACAATAGTTTTGCTCGTAGCAATTATCGGTGAGTGATACTTCTTGCACTCACTCTTTGTTGTGTCGACGATATCCCCATTCTCAGGTGCGCAACACTTAGGTGCCCAAGCAACAACGTACGTCGCTGCCATCAAACGGGCTGGCTGGTTGACAACTCCAATTTTGTCCGGGAATGGTCGTTGATCGCGCTCAACCTCCCAGGTGTGTTTCAGCGAATCGGGGACGACTAACGAATGCAGTCCGACCATTCGGATTAGTTCAGATTGCCACGCCCACCTCCATGTGCTAGGCTTCTTGGGGGCCTGGCCTTTTGGAAACAACCCGTTGGGTGCGTGCATGTACAGAACCCAACTTTTCCCCGGCATTCGACGAGTGAATCGTGGTTTTAAACCGACCACGCCGTTGACCACACTGAGCAATTTATCCCTGACGGTTTGGATGCTCTCAGCGCAGGTCACCTCCACGTCGGGGTCAAATATCGGTGACATCCCCATAGGGGCTGAGGCCTGTGCGACTCGCGTGAGCTCGTGCTTCTCTTCGGCTTTAGCCAGTGCGTCCCAATAGTTCTGCTCAACATCCAATTTCATTGGGATAGTCTTCACGGCCTTGGGCGCACCCCCAAACGCCAATTTCTTGCGTTTGGCAGCACGTGCCAGTTCTTTAGCAGCCTGTTTGGGGTTGATTGGTTTTGGGCGGCCGGTCGTGGACTTCTCAGCTTTGTTCTCTGGAAGCTCAGGTGGTGGGCCATTGGGCAACGCAGGTGGTGCCACCAATGCCGATTGCCTCAGTAGATCCCGCGTGTATTCGTCAAATGCAGTTCGCAC